TTCGGTTTGACCTGTGTAAAAACCACAGCTCGAACCTGGGGCCGATGTAGTCTACGACAGTGCCTCACAGCATGAGGACCGTCGTAAGACCAGAGTGCGGCGACCTTCGTTCCAGCGGAGACTCGCGGAATCCGAGGAAGAACCTCCCTTAGGAGGCCCTCCATGGTTTCCGCAACGCGGAACCACCCACTGCTAAAAGCAGTGTTGTGGAATGCGATTGCCTTGGCAATGAGACGAGGTTGACGCGTTGACGTCGGTGGAAGTTGCTTCAGTCGAAAGACTGAAACATCCTTCCCCTTGAACCAGTCGGCTCCGCATGATTCACGGAAAAGACCGGTTGTGAAACTCTTTCGAGTGTTCACCTTGAGACCATAGGTCTCGAGCAAGTGCGTCAACGTCTGTGCGGCTATCTCCGGGACGATCAAGTCGTCACCGTAGACGCGCATCCGCGGAAGATCACGGATGCGCAGGGCCGACGGAACACTGCCAGTAGCTTCAGCGTGTGCCATTGAGGAGATGATGAAGAACACCATCGACTCAATGGGAAAGCACATCGCTGATCCCATACTGGCGAACTTCCTGAGAGTCACAACCTCACCGGTAGGCAGCAGAGCTGTCTCCGACCTGGCTGCTAGCACGCACTTCCTGAGAAAGGGAGTGCTTGCCAGTAGACTCTCAACAAGTTGAAGAGATACGCGGTCCGAAGCCTCGGAAAGATCGATGGTAGCAAAGCTACCATCAATGCTTCCTTCCCGAGCCAGGAGTCGGTTAGGTTCCTGGTCTGACCAGTCGAAGATCCGGGCAAGAGCTCGGAACTCCGGTCGGTGCAGAGTTTCAGTCATCACATGAAGAATACCTTGCTGGACGTATTGCATCCAGGCAGGTTCTTCAGCGATGATGCGTGGAGTCTTCAGTGTCTTAGGGACGAGAGCCACCTTAACAGGAGGCTCATGTTCCCTAGCCAAGACAGAAAAGTCCTCATTGAGATCTCTGATCTCATGAGGGTTGACAGCCAAGTCTTCCCACCATGGGAAGCATACTTGGAGTCTTTCTGTCCAGGTGGTGTTGGCGTAGCGAGAGTTAAATGACTCTCGCGTCGCCAACGCACCCGAGGAGTGCCGTGGCGTCCAGTCTCCAGACCAGAGACGGGCTTCCACGGCCTGCAAGTAGCGGCCAAGTAGACCTCTACTGCAATCCCGAAAACGCAAAAGAGCGTCAACGGGAATCTCCTCAAGCTGTTCATCAGTCTCGACGTATGCTCTGAGAGCATCGGCTTCTCGCTTCCTAGAAGTGGGAATTTCGATCTTGCTCACTAAGAGCAAGACCTGCCTCACGGAACGAATCACCGTTGGGTCAGCGTCGGGATAGAGAACACCGTCAGCATCGAAGACTCGGAGAAGGAAACCCGACAGGAATGCCGGGAGACCCCCTCTCCTACGGAAACCGTAGAAGAGGTCGGATCCGACGTACCCGCGAGAGATTCCCGTGAGGAAATCTTTCTCGAAGGTAGGAAGGGAGATAGCCAAGAAGGCCATCCCTTCATCCTCGATGCGAGACATAGCATAAGCTATGTCTCGAGAGACGCGCACATGATGCTGATCACCTGCCTCTTTCAGGCAGGCGACCCAGAGCATGACTACGCTTTTCACCAGCTCCTCCAATAGAGGTAGTTGGATCGTAGCGTGGAACTGCTCGAAGCCTCAAACCACGCAGAGTCTCCTTTTGACAAGGAGTTAGCTGCGTGAGGGCGTCAACTCTCGCTTCCGGCAACCTTGGTAAGGTTGGCAGAAGTGCTCCAGGCCACCAGTGCGTTTGAAAGAGCAACCACATCAGCAACGGCAATGCCATTTTTCGGCATGTCGAGCACGATGTGAGCGCTGTATGAAACGTTCTGGTTGGTGGATGGGACAAGCGGATCCGCCACGACCAAGCTCTTTTGGAGCTTGACCGTGTGCCTCGTTCGGCGACCACTGCTGTGCAGAACAGACAGATTAGTCTGTCCCGTCGCATCAGTGAAACTGCCCTGATCCAGGGCAATTCCCGTTCGAGGCAAGGACACAGCGGTCCCTGAGATGGTGACGCTCTGAGGGTCGGCAAGAGCCACAGCCCCTCTCCTCTCTACGCCTCCCGGCGATGAGTTCCCTTGAGAACATCCCAAGGGAAGATGCACCCATCATCTTTTGATGGGTACATTAGGACTCCTGGAAAGACCAAGAGCCCCGAGAATGGCCCACTGCTGTTGGGATAAATCCCAAGTGGGCCCGATCGAGTACGGGCTACTCCCTCTTCTGATGTGCCTCTTCCATTCGAATGTCGCTGGACCAGACCTTAGCCCTGAGGCTACTGTCTGACCAGGATTATCGGATGTGAGGTCAGAGAAGTGCATCATCCCGCGGCCCTCCTCATAAACGGAGAAACCGCAGCTTGATGCTACGACTTGGTTGTCAGCGACTGACTGTTGGTATCGGATTAATCCTCCGACATCAACAAACCAGTTCGACAACCAGGTCCAGGGAGTTAGGTCATACGCGGTGGATTCAGTTAATCCTCCACCGATGACGCTCTCGGCAAGTTGTCTATACTTGTCGAGACGCCCCATCAGATCGTGCGGTCGAGGTATGAAATACTCGAACGTACTGAACTGACGAAGGCTTGTCGTCACGTAGCATGACCAGGTGATGTTCGCTCTCAGCTGATCAGTGAGGGAAAATGGTGAACCAGGTAGTAGTTTACCTACCTGGCCAGTCATTGGCCCACACGCGATCGGTGAACTAGTTGAATACCCGAACTTACCGGATGTTACTCCGGAGTCCGAGTTATCACCTAGCTTCTGAGAGAGACTCCTACGAATCCGTCTCTTCTCCATAGCAACGTAGCTACGGAGATGGGTGTCCCATTTCTGGACCACCTCAGCCATTGACTGAAGATCGGAGATTGTTGGGCTCACGCCGAACAACCAGTTGAGATATGACCCTGCCGCTTCGGAGACGTTGCGAGGAGCATAGTTAGCCGCTTTTAGCAGCTTTCCAGCTTCCCGCTGTTCGCCAGCGATGCGAGCAAGGTTGATCTCAGACTTCGTAGGAATAGCGCGGCGGAGGAGCGAACCTGCCATACTTCGCAG